ACCAGAGCCTTGCTTGATAATGATGGACTGCGATCCGCTCGTTGCGTTCTCAATGAACCAAAGTTTACTGACCGTGTTTGGCCCTATCGTAATGGTGCAAGCAGAGTCTAATGTGCCTGTATACTTGAGAAACATGCTCCTGCCGGGATCAGTAGAGCCATCGGCAATAGTAGTAGTATGAGTATCAGCATTCGTCGTAATAGCTTCCGTGCCAAAGGAAAAAGCCTCCGCTATCAATTCTAGGTTGGTGTTTGTGCTTGTGCCCCACGTCCCCGACTCATCGCCTGTTGAAATTTCTTTTAATCTAAGATCGTTAACGTAAGTTGCCATCTCTAAGCTACCTCATCCCAGTTAGGGGTTTGACTATCCGACACTTCAGACCATCCGGGTGTCTGTGTGTCTGTAACCGCCGTCCAATTCGGCGTTTGACTATCTGACACTTCAGACCATCCGGGTGTCTGACTGTCCGTTATATTATTCCAATTTGGCGTTTGAGAGTCATCTACAAGCCCCCAGACGTTGAAATATCCTATTTCGCCCGTTGCCGAAACTCCTGTCGGTACAACGGTTATGCCTCCAATGAAGGTTACATTACCAATTTCACCTGTGGCTGAAACCCCTGTTGGAGAGGCTGTTGTCCCAAACGAAACAGTGACTGAGCCAACAGCACCGGTGCCTGCAACTCCTGTTACGGGAACAACTACTCCTTGTTCTATCGAAACAGTTCCAACTTCCCCAGTACCCGCAACGCCGGTAGCACTAACATTTGCTGCACCGATTATGGTGACAGAACCTACTGCGCCAGTACCTACAACTCCGGTGACTACCGCATCTGGGTCAACATCGACAACCCCGACAGCCCCTGTACCCGCAACTCCCGTTGGAGATGCCGTTATATCGAAAGATACGGTTACATCACCGACTTCACCCGTTCCTTGAACGCCAGTGACAGCCGCATTAGCTGCTGCGACAACGGTAGCTGTGCCCATCTCTCCAGTGCCTGAGACGCCAGTGACTGAGACATTAGCATCAGCTTCGAGTGTAACTGTACCAATTGCTCCAGTACCAGAAACGCCAGAAACACTAGCAATCGCGCCTGCCGATACAATAACCGTTCCGACAGATCCCGTTCCTGCCACTCCCGTAACAGAGAAGGTAATACCCGAACCTTCAGTAACCGTAACGGAACCAACAGAACTCGTTCCTTCAACACCTGTAACGCCGACATCTGCATCCCCTGTTACAGTAAGTGTTCCAACGTTGCCTGTAGCCGCAACACCAGTGATAGAAACAGTAACACCCGTTCCCTCAACAACGGTGACCGAACCAACGCCGCCGGCAGCTTCAACGCCTGTTATGGAGACGGTTACATTTCTAACCGCTGATACAGTGACCGAACCAACAGCCCCTGTTCCCTCAACGCCAGTAACCGAGAAAGATGTGCCAGAGCCTTCGACAACGCTGACTGAACCAATAGCTCCTGTTGCAGAAACACCTGTGACTACGGCGTCTGGATCAACGTCAACAACGCCGACAGCGCCCGTGCCAGAGACTCCGGTGACTGCGAACGATGTACCAGATCCTTCAACAACAGTGACTGAGCCAATGGCACCTGTTGCGGAAACCCCTGTGACTACAGCATCTGGATCAACATCAACAGTGCCAACGGCACCCGTTCCTGCCACACCTGTAACAGAAACATCAACCCCAGATCCCTCAACAACGGCTACTGAACCTGCCGCACCAGTGCTTGTAACACCTGTGGGCAGTACAGTTATACCTAGATCGACATTTACAGTGCCAATAGCACCTGTAGCAGATACCCCTGTGATAGAGACATCAACTCCAGTGCCTTCAACAACAGAAACTGAACCAGCAGAGCCTGTACCGGCAACGCCTGTTACAGAGACATTCGCATCAGCGCCAACAGTAACTGTACCGACAGCACCTGTGGCAGATACGCCTGTAACAGATACGGCAACGCCAGCCCCCTCAACAACTGTGACGGAGCCAATTGCACCCGTTCCTGCGGTGCCTGTGACTTCGACAGGTAGGGGAGATCCCCACGCGCCTTCGCCCCAACCACCACGGCCCCAGCCGTTGATGTTAGCCATGTACTATCCGCTATGCGATACGGATAATCGCGTTAGACGCATCCGCTGTTGGGAACTGAATCGTAAAGTCACCTGAACTAGATGTCTTATCGCCACCAAAATCTAACGCACATACAGCAGGGTCGCCTGACGCGCTGTCATTAAAAATAAGTGCGCCTCTTGCAGTAATACTGCTTGAGCTAAACGTAAGGTCAGCGAAGTCCGTAAAAGCGGTAGTGCTAGACGTTGTTGGGTTTACATTTGTCAGAGAAGCGCCTTTAGCGGTGTATCCCGTTCCAGATATTTCGTTAGATGTCGTGTATGCGGTAGTACCTGCGCCTAAAGAAGCACTGCTTGTATAAAGCGCCAAGTTAAAGGTGTTGCCACCACTAGCCAGAAAATTGTGCTTGGCTTCCATAAGCTCTTGCTTGAAAGACGTACACATTGCAGTCGTAATAGCCATTATAGACTCCTAATTATGTCTGCCATGTCTTTATGGCCTTGACGTTCAAATTCAGCGATCAAAGTAGTTCTATCACTTTTAATTGCCTCTTGTATGCAGTGTAGTGCCGTAGCCCTAACCGCCTCTTTAAATGCTTGCGCTTGCTGCGCTATTGCAGGGTGGCAACTGCTACCTACGCTTACAATACGGTCTGCCGCAGATTGCGCCCAGAACGCAGGATCATGTCCTTTATCTGTAGTCGTTGTTACAAATACTTCGCCTATCTCCATCTGCGGAGCTTGTACTAACATTCAATCACCTATTGAACTGGAAGGGCAGCTTGCCCAGAGCGGTACGTGTCAGAGCGTAGCTTACCATCGCCCAGAATCTTGAGCAGTGACATGGCGGATATATACATCTTCTCATATAGCGCAATCATATCAGGTTCGCCCTTCATAAAGCGTATAGCCTCTACCAAGGTACCGTTTAGCAACGCAGAGTCAAACTCTTCTCCGAGCCACGTAGTACCTGCGGTGACTATGGACTCTGGGTAGTACCCGTAATGTAACTCCGCACTATACGCAGCGTCGGGAGTAGGCCCAAGAATAAACACATCATCGTTAAATATGGCGTAGTGCTTAGGCAGTCCGGTAGCTGTAGCTGTTGGGTACGCCTCACGTATAAAATTAACGTCTTTACTTAGCAGGAAGGTGTAGTTACCACTACCATCTATGACCGCCAAGCTGTAAACGTACAGAAAATCACTAGGGACAGATAAATATACATTGCTAGTGGTCATAGAACCTGTCACGTTTTTACGTAACGCGGGTATCTGCACAGCGTTGTATATCTTCTGTTCCGCCTGTTCTGTGAACATAGCAAGCTGGTCATCCGTAAAAGAAGTTTCACAGATGTCCTGAACATTTGTTTTTAGCTCGGTGTAGTTCATATCTTACGCCATAGGGCCACGGGCCATCGTACCTTTCGTTGCAGCGCCCACGCCACGTACCTTGATACCGGTGGTTTTGACACCTTTCATATCAGGCTTTGAAGCGTCTTTAACTTCTACTGGTGTAGGCCAACCTACTGTCTTAACTACTTTTGGTGCTTTCATATCACGACTCTAAGTTGTGGTTACTGTTACTGTTCCTACCTGACCTGTTGCGACTAAGTCGTTAGGAGTAAGGTTGTAAGGGTCATCCCCCACACCCACGGGGTTCCAACCCCACTGTATCTGTCTACTGCTATTGGCCCCAGCTTCTCCCAGACTTCTGTCAGGTCTTGGGTCTCTAATAGCCTGCGGGTCATCTACTGGAAACTCACCCAGTTTTAGCTGTGGCTGATCTGGGTTCCAGCATGAAGGGCACGCCTTTAGGTTTGTGTTCTGCCCTTTACGTATTAAGTTCTTTAGCTCTCGTAGCTTATACTGAAATCCGCAAATATCACATTCGGCAATAGCTTTTTGTGCTGATGCAAAACGATTCGACATTGTTACGCTCTACCGATACGGGGTACAAAGCGTGCGGATGTCTTCTCTCTATCTTCTCCCGCTGCCAACCCAAACTGCTCTTCGTAAGCGTCTTTCAGCATAGGGACTCGTGGCATAAGCTCTGGCTCTTTCATAGCAATGTAATAGGCAAGGCCCGCTACCAGACAAGGAAAGAACCTGAAGTTCATATCTGCGGTGTTCACACCCGTCCCTGCATCTTCTATACGCCGCATGCGCCAGTAGTAGAAAATGTAGTCGTTATTGTCTGGAACGGGCCATACGTTGATTTTGGGGGCATCTCGCAGGCGTTCTACGAATACTTGAATTGGCCTACCTTGGGTTAACTTGTTAGGTATAGAAGCATACGTGCTAACGCTGATGCGGCTTATAGTTAAATCTGACTGCGTAGCTACATTGCCGCTACCCGTACGGATCTGCTGTTCTAGCAAGTCTATGGTGTCAGCAGGTAGCGTGTACTCAGAAGTACCTTGCGTAAGGCTCAACGTGCCTTCGTCAATCGTCCACATGTTGATACCACGGTTCTGCCACTCAATGGTCATCAGGTTCATAGAGCGTCTGGCAGTGCGTAGGTCATACCCAGAACGCATTTCACGACCAGCACGCTCCCACGCCTCTTCAGCGATCTCCGTGAAGTCCATATCAAATGCAGTTGTTCCAGATGTAGCCATTGTCTGTTCCTATACGTACAGGGTCTTTTTACGCCTGTTGTTCATTACTGCACCGCAGCCTCTGTGGTTTGCGCGTATCTGACCACCGGCCTTTGCCATTCTAACCTTGGCTTTAGGAGTGTTGGACACCACCTGCTGCCCTCTAGCACCGGCCTTTTTCTTCTTACGTGCCGTAGTAGCGCGTTCAGACTGGCTCAGTGACTGTGCCTTAGCTTTGGGTAAGCAACGATCTGGGTTCTTCTTGTTCTTCGACGTGCCGCATTCACCTTTGATCTTGCCGTCGGTGCCGATACGAACCCACTGCTGGTCACGCCATTTCTTCAAATCACCCATTACTTACTCTTCTTTTTCTTCTTGCTGCCCTTAGCGTAATTAGGGTCTTTGCAATACTTAGAAGCTGCCATATTTGCATAAGCAGACGGGTACGTGTCGAAGGTGCGTTTGGCCCAAGCCTTTCCCTTCGCACATATCTTTCCGCCTGACTTATAGTAACGTCTCATCGAATCTTCGCTGGACGTACGCCCTTACGAGCAATGCCTGCGCCACGAACTTTACCACCAGCTTTGTAGCCCTTGGTCTTCATAGCGCCACCTTTGGCGTAACCTTTAGACTTTGTCATGCCACCTTTAGACATGAAGCCCATCTTGTTGCGGACTTCCTGCGGCAGCTTCTTAAGACCTTCGTTATCTTCTGGCGTTTTTTTAAGGGGGCCACCGCCAGCTTTGTAGCCCTTAGTCTTCATAGCGCCACCTTTGGCATAGCCCTTAGACTTCATCATGCCGCCACCCATAGCTTTCTTAACTTTTCCGGGCTTACCACTAGCTTTAGGTGGACGCTTACCCTCTTTATCCATGAAGTTTAGGTACTGGCGCAGAGTCATGCCTGTTTCTTTTAGCTGTTCACGAGTTACGTTAGCACGCTTGTCTCGACCTTCACCGACATTGCGTCCGCCTTTACCAGTCACCGTGCCGCGTAATGGGCGAGGTGGCTTCTTTGCCATTGGCTTTGCAGTGGCATCTGCTTTAGGTGGGCGGGGCGCAGTTGTAGGCTCTTTTTGAGGCTTTGCAGGGCGCGTAGGCTTCGGTGTAGCCGCATTAGCCAAGCTGGTAGCAGAAGGGCGCTTAGGCATCGGGCGGTCTTTCTTGACCATAGCCATATTAGCTGCACGTTCCGCGTCCATAGGAGCCTGTTGCTTGTTACGTTGCCCGCCAACAGCCGTCTTGCTAGCTGTACGACCCCTACGCGCTTTAGACTCACTACGCATCTGCGCGGCTCTCGCACGTTTCTTCGCTTCTTCAGCTTTCCTCTGGGTCATTGTCATAGGCTTATCATCGTCTTTCTTCTTACTGCTAAACAAACCACCTAAAAACATCTTCTTCGGCTTCATAACTTACTCCGCATACAAATTATCAAACACTTGATTCACGTCCAACGTGTAGTCCAGATCAGACTTGCTGTAGTGAACGTGTTGAGAAGGCTTAAAGTCTGGTGCCCCCTCTCCTGTTTCAAACCAAGCGGGATGTGTCACCCGCACCCTATTGTTTGGTAGAGCTACGATGTTACCCGTATATGGGCCAGCATCTAGCAGCTCCATCACATGACTCTGCTTGTGTTGTGCAGGGTCATCTGCAATCTCGTTGTTCGTATAGTCCACTGTGAACATATACTTCGCGGGGTACATCTCCCCGTCTATCTTAGCCATCCAAGGGCACGGTGTGGCTCTGTCGAGCGTGTATACCGCATGATCCCTAGACGAACAGTCCCAAGGCTGCGCGGCCCATACAGGCATTGGTTCAGGCCATTCCTCGAACGGAGTATCCCCCACCAACGCTGTAATCGGCATACGTGCCCACATAGCGCCACCGTGTACGTTAGGCTCGTCGTCCTCATCGTACGTCTCAGCCCCAGTAAATATCACTTGGAAACTGAGGCATCTGGTCGGCATTGTCGTAACAGCGATAGCCATAGCGTGAATAAACTCGCCGTGGTACTTCTCATGGTTGTGGGTATATTCCTTCCGCACCCAACACTTGAAGTACGGAATGTTGCTCTGTAGGTACGCCACTTAGCAATTCCACTTCCGTAAGCTCTTGTTTATACGGCTGTTTGGATCATTCGCCGTCTTAGAGCTAGTGTTACGTTTTTTCATACCTTTCATGCGTGCACAGAACGACTTACGTCGTTTAGCGGCCTTAGAACCTTTCTTGAGCTTGCTAGGCTTAGTCGTTACGGCAGTCTTCAGCTTACTTCCGGGGTTCTCCCTGTTGTAACTGTCCACGCCTTTTTGATTAAGCCCACCAGACTCGCTCTTGCCTTCCTTGCGCGTCCAAGCAGCGGTACGTCGCCGTCCTCTGGATGAGGCTGGAGAAGTTGGCCCGCCACTCTTAAAAGACGCACATGGAGACTTCTTGTAGTAACTACGCATGTTAGCTGTAGAACACCGTCACTGCGGTCAGATTGGTAAACGCACTGACGTACACATCGCTCTCAAAACGAATGCCGTAGTCTGGAATGTTTACCGAATGAGTAGCCCCAGTGCTGAAGTCTAAGTCCAGCAAAGTAGAGCCACCGTTACCGTCAGTAATAGTAAGTCTAGGAGACCCTGAACCAGCCGTTAACACCTGTACCTGACGTACTCGTGCTGGGCCAACCGCTAAGGAGCCTGTGCCTGCAATGCGTTTAGTCTGAATATCAGAACTAGGCATAAACGCCTCCTATTAGCTAAGAGCCGCGCCTACAGCAGTTACCCAAGCAGCGCCAGTGCTGATCACGATGCAGTATTCATCGTTGCCAGAACCATTGTCAGAAACCATATACACAGTTCCTACAGCGACATCGCCAAATGCAGGTAAGTTTGCGGTAGTTACAACTGGGATTTGAAAGCCACTGTCCGAGCGGACGGGGCCAGAAAATGTGGTTTTAGCCATCGTTTTTCTCACATGTGAGTTTAAGCAAATCTGTCTACATGTCGTCAGTCGGGTCTGTCAGATTCGCCGGATTGTTTCCCGATATGGCTGAAAGTATACCCTACTTTTCATCAAGTCAATAAAAAGGGGAGCCGAAGCTCCCCCCTTATCAAGCACCGTAGCTTATGCGCCGGGTGAACCAAAGATCCCGAGGGGATCAGATACACCAAACGAGTAACGCTCACGAGCCTTGTAGCGGCTGTTGCCCGTATCAAAGTCTGCATCCATAGAGGTAGACATTGGGGTACGAACAAAGTGCTTCAGGCCATTAGGCACGTCAGTGGTCAAGAACCAAGCATCTGTATCAGTCAGATAATGGTTGACCGTGTAGCCTTCTGGGATTGAGCCGTTGTTACGGATCGCGTTCAGATCGTTGTCAGCCGTACCAACTCGACCCTCGGTATCCAACAAGCGGGTTGCAACGAATTGCAGCGCAGGTGGGATAACCAATTTGCGAGGCTTGGCAGCGATCAACAGACCACGCTCATCAGTCCAACCAGCAAGCTGGATAACGGCGGCTTCTAAAGAAGTCTCGTTAAGGTCAGCAGCAACAGCAGGACGGTTTGAGTTAGTTCCGCCAGAAACTAGCGGGTGGTCTGTTGCACACAACACTTTGCCGTCACCGTAGGTTGGGTTACCTGTACCCGTGAACGCGCTGTTCAGGATAGAGGCAGCTTTAACCTGCTTGGTGTAAGCCATAGCGCGAGCAAGAGCTTTCGTATAACGAGATGACAGTGAGTCATACAAGTTATCTTCAATCGCTTCCTCGGTAACACTAAAGCCCATAGCAATGGTTTCGTGCGTGTAACGAGCGGTAAACGCTTCTTGTGCGTTGTCGTAATCAATGGCAGAGCCTTCGTCTTTGACGGGGGCTGCACCAAAACCAGACAACTTAACTTCTTCCTCAAAGGAACGATCAGAGCTTTCAGATTCAAAGATCTCTTTGTGCTCTTCGCCGTACTTCGCATATTCCATACCGAAAAGTGCGTTAAGTCCGGGCAATAGCTCCTTGAGGAGTTGGGCGCGTGAAATAGCCATTATTCAGCTCCTTACTTATAGACCAACAGCATTTGTCATGCTGCTATAGCCGGGATTGAATTTAACCAACACGTCTGGGAATGCGTCACCGATAGGTGATACAGCAGCCACGATACGGAAGGCAGCGGTGGTTGTCTTCGTAGTTGCATCCAATGCACTCGTAGAGTTACCCGTCGTGGTAGAACCAGTAGAGGTAGACTGGGCAGCAGCGAAGAACGTGTTAGCACCAATGTCAGACTGGTCAGCAGCGCCATCCAGTTGAGCTTGGAACAATACGTTTGGATCATCTACAACATACGCCTCAACAACACCAGTGGTGCCGCTTGGGTAGTATTGACCGTAGATTTGTTGCCCTTGAGCATTGATATATGAACAACCAACAAACACGCCCAAAGAACCAGTCAAAGTGGTTCCAGCAGGAAGTGCGTTAGTACCGCCATCGGCACCGGTAGCTGTTGACAACGCAATGTACCCGTCAGCACCGATATGGACTACTTGTCCATAAAAGATGTTGGTACCTTCCCCAGCGGGGTCGATGAGGTACGAAGAAGTCGCGCCAGCATACGGTAGTCCGTCAGCGCGTTTTACAGGCTTTAGCCCGTAAGGTGCAGCAGTTGTAGCCATGTTAATGGACTCCTAATTTAAGATTAACCGCCTTTACCAAACGATACGGTGGTTTTCCGTTCGTTGAATATAGGCATACGTGGATCATTCTCACGCATCAGGTTGTTATCTACAGAGTTCATTTGAGATTTCGTCTGGTTATTGTAGTAATCAGTACGTTCTTGAACTAACTCTGACGGAGCTTTACATAACATCAGACCACCAATCACCACGTTATCTGCGAAGCGTTCATTCTCCACAGTCACCATAGTAATCTCAGGATGATCTTCAGCCCGTACAGGCTCCCAACCCTCGCGCAATTTCGAGGAAACATTAGTAGCATCCACTTGACCTTGCGTAGCTACACGAACCCAGTGAAATTCGTAGCCGTCTTGTGGCGTAGGTGAGGGTAATACCTCTGGGCGCTGCCACGATCTGGTACGAGTCTTTGTTTCACGAGTCTCGCTGTCACGCTTGATTCTGTTTTCAGCCATTATCCGTTCCTCATTTCTAATGCAACCTGTCTGGCGTATTCTTCCAACGGTACCCCCAATCGGTTGGCGAGAGCTACCTGTGTTTTGGTTAGCTTCACCTTATTCGGTGCTGTGCTTCGCGTTGCGGGAGCTACCACGTTAGCAGATTGCTTTCGTGACTCCTGCGGCTCTGGCTGCTCTACAACATCATCGAACTCTTCAGGGAATACTTTTCGCATACGAGCATTAATAGTCTCGTAGTATTCATCAGTGCGCGGGTCAACCCCACTCTTAACTAATTTCTGGTGCAACCCCATAGCGTATGCTGTCATCTCGTCATCAACATGGAACCAAGAAGAATTTTCTTCTACCCATGCTTCTGCCTTCGGATCACGCACCCGTTGTGGGGTGGGTTGAGGTTCTTGTACCTCAGTCTCTTCTTCTTGTAAAGAAGGTAATTTGAAATTATCTAGTTTGTCTGCCTTCAGTTTGGCGGTGGTTAAGTGCTCTTGAGCCTCTAACAGCCTATCAGCATCACCACTCTCGTAGGCATCCTTGTACGCTATTTTGGCCCCATTAAGCTCAGAGTCAACTACACGTTTGGCCTGATCTAGTAGCGCCTCGCGTGTTGTGCCTACATCACCCTTTAAGGTCTTATTCTCTTCGACTAGGCGCTGCGCTAGAAATTCTAGCTCCTGCCGTTCTCTGAGGGCTGCTTCTTTGGCTCGACGCTCGTCGTGGTAGCCTTTACTGAAGTGCTTGATTCGGTTTCGGACTTTCTCGGAGTACCCCTCAAGTTCATCATCAGTAACGTCAGCCGGTGGCTCAGATGGCTTGCGGTTACGATCAGCCTTTGGCGTATCATCCACAACCTCAATGTCCAGCTCATCCGGTTCTGACTTAGCTTCGACTTCAGGTTCCGCCGGAGTATCCGCATACTCGTCCGCAGTCTTGTTGCCAGAGAGATCAATTTCAACTTCACCAGAGTCCTCCACTTCTATAGAGGTATCTTGTTCCTCATCAGGGAAACTGTATTCAACTTTTTGAAACGGCATGTCTATTCCTTACGCTCGTGATACGCCACTGGGGTCAGCTACAACAGCTTCAATAGAGTCGTCGTTCATCAAACGATACTCCAACCCGTTAACCTTAAATCGTGTGCCTGAATTGGCACGAAACATCACATAATCACCTTGTTTACACCAAGGGCCAGTCGTGAACCTCTCAGGGTCGTTATAGGCTTGTTCACCCATATCTACCACAAGGCCAATGATTGACATGATATGTTCCTGATTCTTGATCGTGTCCGTCTTGAGCAGGTTAGTGCCGTCGAAGGTTTCTTCGATCTGCGGAAGCGCGATCAATACCCGATAGCCCACAGGCGTAGGTAGTTGTGCTTCCAATTCTTCCGTAGCTTCAACTGTGTCAACAGCTTCACTCATCGTCGTACTCCAAGTTTCGCGAGAGGTCTTCTACATATCCCAAGCAGGTTTCGAGACCTCGAATCAAACCTGTGGCTTCTTTGTACATGGAGAAGTCTTTAGCTCCCCCACCACCTAGAAATTGTAGTGCAGAGGCTTTGTCAGCCTCGATTCGTTCCTTTAGCACGTCTAAGACGGTTGTAGCCATTATTGGCCTCTATTGTTGTTGGAATCCTTCATTGCTTTTAGCATATCTAAATCAGCTTTTGCGTTGTCCCTACGGCGTTCCGCAGCCATTTTTACTCCCGCTCTCTGCGCGTCAATTTGCAGTTCTTGCTGCTTCAGAGCCAATTCGGCCTGATCCATCTGCGCGTCCTGCATGTTCTCTTGCGCCTGTAGCTGTAGCTTGGCCTGTTCGATCTGGGCGTCTGCCTGATCCTTAGCCGCCTTACGCTGCACTTCTTGCTGCTTGATCTGTAGTTCTGCCTGCTGCATCTGTACAACAGGGTCTTGAGCCTTCTGCTGTGCCTGCTGTTGGGCTTGTTGCTGCTGATTTTGCTGCATAAGTTGCTGCCCAGCTTGTGCCATGAGACGGGCCAGATTGACCTCCATGTTCTCTGGTAGCTCGGCGTTTGGGTTGGGTAGTGGTGCACCCAACTTCTCTTCCATATCCTTGCGGTACTTGAACCCAAGGTGTTCTGCTATGTGCGCCTGCAACGCAGCAGCAATACGCTGCGCTTGAGGGTTCTGCCCAATAGTCGCGGCAACCATCGGATCTTTTAAGAACGACTGGTGTGCTGCCATGTGCGCTTCGTGGTCTTGATAGATAAACGCTTTCATGGGCTTACCGTTCAAGGCGTTCATGTTCTCGCTGACTGGATCAGTCGGGCGAATGTCATCTGTAGTTGGCACTAACTTCTCAGCGTTCTTAACGCCCAACACCTCGATCATCTGCCTGTGTAGCTGCGGCAGGTCGTAGATCTGTGGTGCTGACTGGGCCATCTGCAATACCGCTTGGTACTGCACAACACGCTGAGCCATCGTAGAGCTGTTCGGGTCGCTGACTGGGATGACATCAACTGCCATATAGTCTGCCACGCGAGCGGTCACTTCGCCTCGGATCGGCTCGTATGAGTATTCGTCCGACGCATGTTCCGCCATGATCGCCTTGAGCAGCTTAAATTCCTGCTTCATGGCGTAGTGAACACGGGCCTGTACCGCAGCCATAGGCTTGAGCGTACGTTCTAGCAATGCCAGCGTAGTGCCCACAGGGGCGTTAGCCGACATGTCCGAGATGTTCATGTCACTGATAGCACCCAGACGACGACCTTCGTTTGTAATCTGGTTCAACAGGGCTAACAGAGTCTGGCTTGGCTCTTTATATGGGAGCGGCATGATGTTGTCGCGGATGCTACCTGACGGCACGTCTACATCCTTGAACTCGCCCGGCTCAATCGGAGTGTCGTCTCCCTTAATACGTAACCCACGGGCTTTCAGACCGCCCGGCAGGTTAGCCAGCGTGCCAGCGTCCACCAGTTGCCGTATCAGCGACGTTCCAGCCTTAGCGTATCCCCCTATGATGTGAATAAGACCAAGCCCATAGAACCCAAATCCCGGCACGTACACGTAGTGCACAAAATGCTGTCGCTTGAGTTGCAGCTTGTCATCGGGGTTCCAGTTTCGACGTATCGCTAGAATCTCGTTCGTGCCCCGCTCCAGCGTCACCACGTATGGCTTGGCTAGGTCATCCTCATCATCCACACCCTCAATAACGAGGTCTGCGTGTACTTCGTATAAAGAGAAGCGATCATCGTCTGTTAGTGAGTACCCACCTTCTTCAGCCTTACGCTTCTCAATGTCGGTGTGATACGGCTGTGGCTCACCTAACTCTACATCTCGGTAGAACCCACCTGCCTGTAGTCGTCTCAGTTCGTTCTTAGTCTTACGCATGATGTGCGTAACACGTTCTGCTGTCTCGATGTGTGAGGCACCGTAAGGCACAACCACGTCTTCAGCAGGGATATAGATAGCGACCTGTCGGCCCAGATTCGGGTCAAAATAGACCTTCTTGAACGCACTACCAGCCAAGCCAAGGCTGTACAGGAGCCGCTCATGCTCGGGTCTGTACT